AAGTTCTCCCCCCGAGATTTGGTTCTGGTTGGTGGTCGCCGCGGGGCTGGTAAGTCTCTTACCTGTGCTAACATTGCAAACAATGTATTTCAGTCTGGCCGTTCAGCTATCTATTTCACGATCGAGATGGATAGTAGATCAATACTGCAACGGTGTTGTTCTATCGCTACTGAAGTGCCATATTCTCGACTTCGGACACAAAATCTAAGCGTGACCGAGTGGGAGAAAGTGGCTGGCTGGTGGGCGAGCCGCTTCCAGCAAGGTCAGGACCGGTTGAAGGAGTATCGGGAAAACCGAGACTTCCACGAGTTTCATCGTAAACTTACGACAGAGCATGAGCTTCTCCCGACTCAACAGCTCGATGTAGTTTATGATCCTAGTTTAACTCTTGCGAAGATCCGTGCCGAACTCGACAAGAAGGTTAATCGTATTGACGCTGGCGTCATTATTGTTGACTATATCAACCAAGTCAAGCGTTCTAACATTCCCTCTCGGGGAGGGCAGTACGATTGGACGGAACAGATTGAAGTATCCAAAGCACTTAAAGCTATGGCACAGGAGTATGAATGCACAGTATTCTCTCCTTACCAAACCGATGCAACCGGCGAAGCACGCTTCGCAAAAGGCATTCTTGATGCGGCTGATGCAGCCTATGCTCTCGAAGCATACGATCAAGAAGATGCCTGCATTAGCTTTAACTGTGTAAAAATGAGAGCCGCTAGTATGAAGTCTTTCACATCTGTAATGGATTGGGAATCTTTGAAAATGGGGCCGGACACAGCACTTACTCCTCAGGAGCGAGAAGCTAGTTCACACAAAACTGATGAAGATATTGACGACCTCTGATAAAAAAAGTTCTTGACTATCCCTGTGGATTGCTGTATAATATTACTTCAATTCATGGGGATTTTTTATTTATGGGAATGTTTTATGGCTCTATCGGACACACAACTTCAGGACGTAAAAAGACGAAAAGCAATACTAAAAGCGCTCGACCAGTTATCCGAGCAGTTCAATCAAACGCTCCAAAACCTTATCGACGAGAAACACCTGAATACAGAAGTAATACCTCAGCAACTGCATCTACCGCTAGGCCAGAACCAAAGCGATATACAGGATCCTTGGTTAAAGGCATCGGAACAATGCACAAATCAAACGCTGTTCCAATCATCAACGAACAAGAAATGAAAGACATTGCAAGGATGAGACGATGAGCAACGGTGACTGCGTATGTAATCAGTGTGATGAGTGCTATAATAAATTGTACGAGTTTGTGAGATACATTGCTACCGACTATTTCGAGCTGAGTCACGAGAAAGTTCGAGTTCAACGTGATGACTATGTGCGAACGGCAAAAAAGATTCTAAAGGAGTTGAGGGATGAGCAAAGATAGAATTCCGTTAAAAGGCGGAGACGAATACGATGCTCTTACAAAAGCTCGAAAATTGTATAAATATTTAGATAAATCAAAAGTTGTTAAAAAGATTAAGCGTAAGTACAACAAAAGATTTAGAAAACATATGAAAGACATAGCAAGGATGAGACGATGAATTCACGCTTAGCACCTAAGATTAAAGATTTATTTGATATTCTGGAGAAGGATATGGATGTCGGCGACTTTGAACACGCCGATGTAACTCTTGCTCGACTATCAAAATACTTTCACTTATTCGATGATGAACACGCAGACTACTACCAATACGTACAAGATGTAGTAAATGAAACTCTTCACGGTGAAGTACCCGAATACTTTGATGATGGGGATAGTTTCCTCATTGACTGGGACGGGGATGCACTATCTTCGGCAGGCTTTGGCGTGGACGAAGACTATTAATGAATGTAGAGGATCTACTCAAAAATAAAGATATTGCATATATTCCAAAAGGTAAGGACTATGTGGTTAGTTGTTTACACCCTGACCACAATGACCGTAATCCTAGTATGCGTATCGACCAAGTAACAGGAATATTTAACTGCTTCTCCTGTGGATTTAAAGGTAACCTATTTACCCACTTCGGTGAAAAAGTCAACAAAATGGAACTGAGGCGACAGCTTCTTAAAAAGAAAATAGACGAAGTAAGGGCGGAAAGCGTGGGACTACAAATGCCAGAGGGATACTCTCCATATATCGGTAATTGGAGAGGAATTCGAGCAGAAACATACCGAGAGTTTGAAGCATTCATTCATGCTGGAAAAGATTTTACAGGACGCATTTGCTTTCCTATACGAGATCGTTCTGGTAGGATAGTATCGTTTCAATCTCGAACTACAGGCGATCAACAGCCTAAGTACCTCAATACTCCTCCAGGTGCAAAGATGCCTTTGTTTCCTGTAGTAGAACCTATACAAGGCAGTATCATTCTTGTAGAGGGTATCTTTGATGTACTAAACCTACACGACAAAGGGTTGACAAATGCAGTATGCTGCTTTGGCGTGAAGAATGTAACAGAAGAAAAGCTTCAAGTACTCTCCGTTGCAGGAGTAGATAGCATTGATGTTTTTCTTGACAATGATGAAGCTGGACAAACTGGTTCAGCTAGAATACGTGAGCTGTGCGAGTCAATAGGACTCAACACTCGTAACATTGCATTTGGAGACAAAGCATTGGATGCGGGAGCATTAGCTAAACCTCAAGTAGACAAACTAAAGAGTAAATTATATGCCTAAGGTTGCATTAGTAGAAACCAAACCAAGTAAAACAAGATTTTCAGCAGAGTTCGACGGATTGGAATTTGACCAATACCAGTTGTGCTCTGACCCAACTATTAAGAAAGTACTCAAGCGAGACTGCGATATTGATATGAATCCAGACGACTATGACTGGATTATTCTCGTAGGTTCTGACGCTATGAAGTATTATACTAAACTCAGTTCAGTTACTGAGTACTCTGGCAAGAAAGTAGAAAAGAAGTTCTTGCCTATTATTAATCCTGCTATGCTCGCATTCAAACCAGAAGCGAAGAAAGTATGGGAAGCAGGCAAGCAAAGCATACTTGAATACATCAGCGGCGACAAAGAAGATGTAGTAATTGATAGTAATATCGCTTTTGGTATTCAAGATACGGAGGAAGCTAATGAGTTTATTCGGGCTGCCATCGCAGAAGAATGTGGATATGTTGCACTCGATTCTGAGACAACTGGGTTATACCCTCGTGACGGGTATATGCTTGGTATTAGTCTTGCTTATAATAACAAGTTCGGTGCTTATATTGACACCGATTGTTTTGATGATGAAACTGAACGACTACTGCAAGAGCTTTTTGACAAAAAGACAGTAGTATTCCACAACGCCAAGTTCGATATGGCGTTCTTCGAGTATCACTTTCACTTCAAGTTTCCACAGTTTGAAGACACAATGTTGCTCCATTACCTCATAGACGAGAATCCCGGAGGGCATGGCCTCAAACAACTTACAATGAAGTTCACACCCTATGGTGACTATGAGAAGCCAATGTATGACTGGATTGACCAGTATCGAAAAGAGCACGGTATTCTCAAAGATCAGTTCAACTGGGGCGATATTCCTTTCGACGTAATGAAGACCTACGCAGGCATGGATGCTTTGTGTACTCTTCTTATTTACGAAAAGTTTATCAAAATTAAACAGAATCCAAAGCTCAAGTGGGTATACGATAACATTCTTATTCCTGGCACTCGATTCCTTATCGACACCCAGGACAATGGTGTTCCTTTTGACAAAAAGCGTTTGTACATTGGTCAGGATGCAATGCAGACTGATATTGATGAGGCCATTGCTGCTTTGTATGAAAACGATAACATACGGAGGTTTGAAGAACTAAATGGAAAACCTTTTAATCCAAATAGTACTATGCAACTTAGGAGTCTTTTGTTTGACTATCTGGGCCTCAATCCGACTGGAAAAAAGACTGGCACGGGCGCAGACTCTACTGATGCGGAAGTGCTCAAAGAGCTCTCGCTTCAATCAGATGTACCAAAGCGGATCTTGGATATACGACAAAAATCCAAAATTAAAAATACTTACCTTGATAAAATCATACCACAGCTTGATCGAGATAGTAGGCTACGTACGGGCTTCAACCTACATGGTACTACTAGTGGTCGTTTATCTAGCTCTGGTAAATTAAACATGCAGCAGCTTCCTCGAGACAATCCCACTGTAAAGGGTTGTATCAAAGCTGCTCCAGGACATAAAATTGTTGCAATGGATTTGACTACAGCAGAGGTATATGTAGCCGCAATTCTTGCAAACGATAAAGCACTTATGGATGTATTCCGTAGTGGGGGAAACTTTCACAGCACAATTGCTCACAAGGTATTTCGCCTTCCTTGCGATGTAGAACGAGTAGCAGAGCTATATCCTGATAAGCGTCAGGCCGCTAAAGCCGTAACCTTTGGTATTATGTACGGAGCAGGCCCAGCAAAAATCAGCGATCAAGTTACAAAAGACAGTGGTAAATATTTTTCTAAACAGGAAGCTCAAGAAGTTATTAGTGACTACTTCAAAGCCTTCCACAAACTAAAGGCGTGGATTGATGATAATCAAAAATTTATTGAGCAAAATGGGTTCATTTATTCTTTCTTTGGTCGGAAGCGAAGGCTCCCCAATGTTGAATCCACCGATGCAGCCATACGTTCGCATAGCGTTCGTTCTGGTCTTAATTTTTTGGTACAGTCTGCTGCTAGTGATATTAACCTCCTTGGAGCAATAGATATGGGAGAATATATTAAGGCAAAGGGCATGAAAGCGCGTATTTTTGCACTTGTGCATGACTCAATCCTAGCCGAAGTACCAGAGGACGAAATTGAACACTATAGCGAAAAGTTGTTACACTTTATACAAATGGATAGAGGACTTACCATTCCTGGGGCTCCCGTCGGATGCGACTTTGAAATCGACGAAGACTACTCAATGGGAAAATTTGCAAAAATGTATGGTGATACAGTATAAATCTCTAAATAAAATTAAGTTTCCCGTCTATATTCTACCTTCAGGTAACTGGGATAGACAAGACGGGTTGCTATTCCTAGACGGAGCAATAGTAGATGATAGAAATATGGGCGGGGATACTTTGGGCATTCGTCGCTTACAAAGTCCTCATAAAAACCTTCATCCCCTCAAACAGCAAGTTGATAACTTTCGAGGAGTGCTCAAGTCAAAAGAAAAGAATTTTATAGACACGAATGGCACACCATTCATCTATGAAAAGACTCAGTTTTGTAAGCTAAAATACTACAAAATAAAGTCAGTAATACAAAAGGACACTTGTTCGCTATTGAAGTTAGATGGTGTAAAGCAGCCTTTTGTTATCCCTCGGCCTCCAGCAAGTGATATGCGGTATGCTGGAGTTCTTCATTACGGCCCGCTACCGTGGGTATTATACGAGTATTCCGAAGACCGTCGTGAGGACACTCGAAGAAAAGTATAAATTATGGGTAAACGATCTAAAACTTTACAGGGTGCAAACTTAGAGTTGCAGGAGATTGAACCACT